ATCATCAACAGCTGCATTATCACCAGATAACTCAGTTTCAAACAGTTCTTTAAACTCTTTACTCTTTACTACCTGTCGGCACTTCCTGCCAAACTTCCTTGCTAAGTCTGAGCCATATGTTGCCATAATGATATTCTCATTCGGAAACGCTCCCATATACCATGTAGGAAAAACCACACTAGCATATGTACTCTTAGCACTGCCCGGAGGCATTAATATCATTAAGTTTTTTATTTTACCGAGTGCGACATCCATCAACTTATCCATCATCAAGTTGTGATGTTCGGCCGGCTCTATGTTATCCGCATAAAATTGTTCGCACTCATCATCTTCTGATATAGGTGCGCCAGGAATATTTATAAATCTTGAATACTTATGAAGGCTCTTCTTCGCCTGTTGTATCCTTTGCCACTCCAGTAACTCCAAGAGCTCCACTTGCTCCGGCTTTGTTAAGGAGTTCAGCAATTCTTGCTGTGCGTTGTGCATCATCTACCAGTAATGGATTGTCTTTTTGACCACCTATGTTATGATCTTGTGTGTCTTTCCAACCAAAGTTTTTTAGTGCAAATATAGCCCCAGTTGCATTACTTCCGAACAACCTCTTCTCTGCATAATTCTCTATAACTGTCTTGGCTCTTTTTATGGTGTCAGTAAACTCGTCACGTTCTTGATAATCCATCAGTGTCTGTCTGGTGGTGTCTAAAGCCAGTGCTAAACCTGTTATAGTTAAAGGAGCCTGATGTATAACGCCGTTTGAGTCTTTGTAATAGTCCTCTGCTACTTCATCAAAGTAAGACTGTATCTTCCCATCTAACACTTCAACAGAGCTAAACTTTAAAGGTCTACCACCTGCCATTAGAACCGCCTATGTAAATGATAGTCGTCACCAGCCCGTAAAACCTTGAAGTCTTTAGCCAGTATATCTAGCCAAACTACTTTAATTTCTGCTGCTGTTGTAGCTACTAACTTTATTAAACTACCACCTGATTCTGTTGTTGTTATTAGTGAGGTTATTATGCCGCTTGATAAAGTCTTGCTTGTTATTGCAGCTTGGCCAGCTTCTACTGTCCATGTAGCGGAGGTTATGGTGCTATTGTCTTCTTCCCATGGGGTAAAGTCAAAGCTATATGTTTTAGCTCCGCTCTTGGACGTTATGTCTCTAAATAAGTCTGGGTTATTTTCTGAAGTTATTATGAAATCAGTTGCCATCTTCCCTCTGGGGGTTAAAGTCATTTGTGATTATTAATAAGACGTTAGCATGCACACACCGCGTTGTCAACTTGTTTTTAGCAATAACCGTACTCTTTTGCTATATCTGTTAGTGTAGAGTGTAGTAGGGCTTTTGCTTTTTTTCTTCTGCGCCATAGGTTGTTAGGGTATATCTTACTTAAGCACTTCTCATCTATGCATACGGCTTGTATTAGCTTAAATGCCGCGTAACTATTTATAGCTGTTATGCCTCTTTTCCATTGCTGTTGAGCTGCCACTTGTCTTTCTGTCATTGTAGACTGTCCACCGCCTTGAACTGGCTCCCTATATTCGCAATTGTTTTGCCCTACATATCCATTAGTAAAGTATCTATACATAGCCTCGCCTGCGGCTCTTTGGGATGCGTCTATTTCATTCTTATCATAGTATTCCTCTATCGGAGGCTTCTTTTTAACTTGTGTTCTTGGTTGTCCTTCTACCATAGTTGAGGTGAGTTCTTTACGGTCATGTCTTACTTTAGTTCCTACATCGCCATACTTGACTTGCTTAGACATATATACCTCATAAGTTGAGCATCTAAGTTATTAGATTATATATACTTTGTCAAGTGAGGGGCTATTCCTTTATTTCTATCTTCACTATAGGCTCATTCTGTTTGTGCTGAAGTGTTGTTACTTTCCTGGGAACTTTAGGTAAATCAGGATTGTCAAACTCTAACCTATCGGCTACGTTTTTCCAGATTTCTTCCATAGAAGTTTTATCTGTACGGTAAGTGTTATCTGTCATTATTCTTTCCTTTGATTTGTTTGTTAATTTCTTCTGCTACTTCATTGCACGGCCTTTTAAAGTTATGCCAGCTAAAAATTCCGCCATTCATAAATAACTGACAGCTATCATCATATATTAAATGCACCCGCTCATCCAAATAGTTTATATTACTAGCCATCAACCATATACCAAATACTTTTATAAGCATTATTCATCCCTCATGTTTAGTAATTTCTCGTACTGGTCATAAGCATGGTCAGGCTCATGTTCTGTGCCGAGCTCTGGCAGTTGCTTTAGCATCGCCTGAAGAGCTGTCTGTAGCACATCTTCTAGGAAGTCAGCCTCTAGTATCATATGGTATTTACTATCTGCTAGTTTATACACAGCGGTTGTTTGTGCCTCTATAATTTTATCTTTCATTTCTCCTCCGGTTTATAAATCTTCTTAGGTTCACGAATATACCCGCCCGAGGCAACCCCATCAGGAATGTGCGCCATCTTTCTGCAATCCTCCAACGCCTCATCAAATGACTCATATAAACCACACATGTAATACGCATTAACAGAGCCATCCTCACTAACATTCCAGTACGGCTTGTTTTCTGCCCCTTTGTAAGCGTTTATAGCCTCTTGATATATTGTCTTTTTCGCCTCCTCGAAACTTTCTGAATAAGCTACGCCTTTATATTTAGGTGCAGTTGTTCTTCCCTCTGTGTCGGATGAGCAAAAGCCACTAGTCCACACTTGATACATTTTCATTTTTAGTTTTCTCCTTTTGTTTCTGTTTCCAGGTTTTCTTCGGTGCTTTAAACGGTATCTTGATCTTTATTATGATCTTGTTGTTCATATAATTCAATAACTTACTAAACATCTCCTACTCCTGTACGCATGAATAATCATTTTCTGGCAAGAAGTAAGATCCATCTTCTTTCAGCTTCTTCTTCCTTTCCTCTGTGAAGTACTCAGTCTTGCTTGTCATGCCGTAGTCAGGCTCCCTCCTTTCAAAACAATCCCTTCTGTCCCTCTTCTTGCCTTCACGGGACTTCTTTGTGTTCTCCACCTTTCTGTTGTGGGCGCAATCCGGGCAAAAACGCTTCCTGTTAGGAATAGCAGCCCTGCATCCTTCATCCTCGCATATCTTCATGTCTTTACCTCTTGGTGTTAATTGCCTAGAATTGTTTTTATGACCGCTTTGGCCACTGATTCAATAGTCCCTACATATTCAATACTCATACCTTTTTCACCATCAAAACTGTCAATAGTAACGCACCTTATAGTTCTTGCCACCTTTTCCACCATCTCCTCACTCGCTATGTCTGCTTCTAGGGACTTTAGGGTGGTTAGGGCCTCTTCGTATTCCTCTTGTTCTTCCAAACTATGAAAGCTTTGTATGCAACTTCCTCTTGCACAAATTCTACATGTCATCGTCTATTCTCCTTGGTCTAATTCTACTATAATCTCTTTAACCTTTGCCGTCTCTCCGTGCTGTCATTATCCCCCATTCGGCTAAGGCTTACCATCACCACAGGTTTGTTAGCTATCAAAAGCCAATCTTGGTTAAATTACCAAGGTCTACGACCACATATGCTGCAACAAAAACCCTTAATTGCTACAACACCCGAACACTTGTAATTAGTGCATCCAAATTATGGTAATTAGGCTAAAAGCCAGACTGCAATTTTTAGAGCTACGATTGCCTGTCCATATTACCCGTCGTGCGAGTTTCCCCAACACTCTCCACCTTTAAAGCCTTTAGGAGATTTGGCTAACCCTTTCAGGTATTCTTAAATAATTTCTTAACCTTTACTATCAAGTGAGGTGGAATCCATATACGCTTCCATCCCTCCGCTATCCTGCGGTTATATAAATCTTTCTGCTTTTCGTTGTTTGTTTTAGCCATTTGTTTTCCTCTCTGGTTAGAGTCTAACTTAATGTATTGGTTAGGTCAACCCCCTAAATGCAATTATTATTATTTATTTGCTATTTACTTCTGGGGAGCGGGTTATCTCTTTTAACGGTGTTTTATAAATCTTTATTATGTCTTTTTCTTTCACGTCCTCTATAAAATCGCAGTTAAAACACTGCATTATAACTTGGCCTCCACACAGCTCTACCTCCGTGTTTTCTCCACAATGCCTACAAATAACGTAACTTCCATGTACCTGCATAATCTTCATCCTTGTTTTAAATTAGTTACACATCTTCAATATTCTCTTTGTAATCTTCACCCCAAAGGTGCTGGCCACAGCTATCAGAGCAAGCTTTTTGTATTGGGGCTTTACTCTTACCCTGCCAATCATCTATGTCTTTATAGCTGCCGTACCAGACAGAATCCTTGCCCCATTTGAATTCTTTTCTACAATGATTACACTTGTGCATCTTATTTATCTCCTTGTTTTAATTGTGGGTTATCTCTCTCATAGCAAGCCTCATTTCCACGGCAAAGGTGCGCCAGCACGACAAGCTTGTACTTGCTCGTTATTGGCGAATCTGCCAGTATTAAATATAAACTCATCTTCCAAAAGCTTACCATGAGCAAACTCATAGGTTTCTAAATAATCCTTTTGATGCTCGCTATTTGATTCATATTCGTTTCGCTCCCGCTGGCGGTTCCAGTTGTAAATCATTGCCAGCTCATGGGGGCTAGTATCCCCTTTGCCTTTATGCTTTCCACAAGAGCACGTTTGTACGTTTCTATCTTCTTTTTTTCTTTGCATAGAAAAGTTTTGTTTTACTAAATCACCCATAATTAAAATCCCTCGTTTGTTCTACGACACCAGTTACGCCAAGTAGCGAACCAATCCAATTTTACACCTTTACTTCCAGCAACTGACAACCAATGGTCTTTAAACTTCCTACCAGTCTCAATAACTTTCTCTACAGTCCATCCACAATCATCAACTGCCCACTCTCCCCAATCATCAGGTATATCCCAATCTTCTTTTAACCTAGTACCTCTATTATTTTTAGGAGTCGGGGAGGAAGGCTTTTTTAAAGCCGTTTTTTCTTTTATCTTTCTTTTATTCTGTTCTGTATCTGTATCTGTATCTGGGGGCGTTACAACTTCGTTTCTCTGAGCGTTTCTGTAACGTTTCACTCTTTCGTTAGAAGTGTCTGATTTATATTGTCTTTTTTGCCATGCGTGTGGAGCTAACCATGTGCCATGCTGGTTGCTAAACTCATGGATAAGCTGAGCCTCTTTCAAGGCAAAGATGAGGCTGTCGGTTGCCTCTTTTGAGGCTCGGACGTGGTAACTTATAGCCTCTATTGAGGGTAATTTACCTTCATTCTTACTTGCGATACATAGGATATTTATCCAGAATTTGAATAACTCTGGACTTAATTGCTGAACCTTTGGATCATCCAAAACCTCATTATACAATCGAAACCACTTCATGGGCAATTCCTCCTTGTCAGGATGCCACTTTAAAGTTCGGCGGGGGTGTGACAAGGTAACCCCCTTTTCAGTCGGGTAATTACTCCACGACCTAGCCTATAAATTTCAAAGCACTGTACAACCAGCAATTAAACAAGTCAAACGAAATTCAAGGGAGTTTTTCAATGCCTGGTTATCATCATTTGTCTAGAAATACCTCCTTTCTTTTTACTTACTTTGGTGTATGATATTGTTTTAACTTTATATATGAGAGCATTTTATGAATAAAGAATTTCAAACACATATCCTAACTACAACTGGCATAGAGAAGTCAAAGGAAGTTGCTAACATCTTTGATGAGCTGCTTGGACGATTATCATTTGATTACTGCCCGAACAACAGAGAATTTTCTATCGTTAAGACTAAGTTGGAAGAGGCCTGTTTCTTTGCTAAGAAGTCTATGGCTATTGATAATCAAATACCTGTAGATTTAGAAGCAGCTGAGAAAGCTCACAAAGGCGAAGCTCCTACAGATTTCCCAGACGAGGGTTAATTCCTTGAGTTATGCAAGTAGTTAATGTATAATAGTTTTGTTCGAGTTAAAGGGGTAATCCTTTAGAATGAATGGTAGCCTAATCAGTTGTCGATAGTAGCTCAGTAGTAGAGCGGGGGTATGGAGTAGGAGTTGTGATGACTCTAAAAGATGTACGTTGCGTCATGGGTGCAAGTCCCATCTATCAAGTGTGACCAGGTGCACTTCAATACCTGGGTAGATACTTAGAACCCCTCAAGCCTATCCTTGGAAGCTCAATCTGAGGGGTCGCTTAACTTCTTATCTCTTGTCCCTTAAATACCTCTTTACTTAAGTTTCTATACATCTTCTGAGCAAATGATACAAACCACCCTACTTTGTTTAATACCTATAATGACTCACACAAGAACCATAGGCCCCACTAATGACTGCTGTGTGAACCATTTGATACCGAGCGGTATCTTTACCTATAGGGACTTGCAATGGGTATAGGATAAGTTCAAGTGGGGTGTACCTATGAACCTAGTATTTAGCTCTAAAGCACCTGTTGTTTTGTCTCCCAAAAATTTGGAGCATTTTCGCCTTAGATTATCCTTGTAGTACAGTAGTTTATTTTTTGAAAGCAGCTCTCTAAAAAAACTGCGAAAAAAAACACACCGATTTACACGCCATCTTCACACCGACCTGGGTTTGCTCTAAAGCACTTGCAAGTTATTGTTCCCCTTATATTGTATTTTACGCTCCACAAATAAGTTAGAGGAGTCTGGACGCTCCATAAACTGTTGCAAGTTATTGTTAGGTGGGTATAATGAATGGGTTAGTGCAGCATAGAGAATATGTAGGATGCTAGACTGCCTCTCCCTGACTTTCGGGGGAATGAGACCGACGCTTTATTTATAGTACGCGATTGTAAATGCTATATTTATACTTGGGACGCTAAGTAGTGAGCGCGTGGAAGTATCGGATGGAGGCTGTAGGCGAGAATCCTACCACTAACACACCTATAGAAGCTTATCACTGCGTAGCGGGGGTGGCTTAAATTATGACGCGCATCAAGAGTGGAGTCGTATCTCACGTTCGTGTACAGTTAGTAAGCTTAGGCTTACCTCTGGATGAGCTGCGCAGGAGGTACAACAGAAACGGTTTGGTGTATATGGCAGATATGTCATAGATGTAGGTTAAACTCCTGCACGTGTCACCCATTATGCTGAGACACGCTACCCAGTTGCAAATGAGGTAGATATAAGGTCTCGGCGCCAAACAGTAAGTCCTTACATATGCCTTTGATGATCTCCATACATCGTATGAAGAAATGATTTGGGGGAATATGATGTGTAAGGCTAATAGGTATAGGTTCAGTCCAAATTGAACGTGTCCTATACCTATTGCAAGCTATTGTTAAGTGTGTATAATACCCCCACCTTTATTAAGTAGACAGGTAGTCTAATCAACCATTGCATCTATAACAACGTTAACAGCCTTCTTTTGCTTAGCAGATAGCAGTTGATACTTTCTCATATGATACTGTGTTAATCTTACATTAGAAAAAGACTCCGTTTGTGAAGCTGTCATAAACATGTTAACTGGGAATTCTAATACGTTTGCTAAATCTTCTATGACTGGTACACTGATTCTGTTCGTGCCTTTCTCAAACTTCTCTAACTGTTGACGATGCATGTCAATTTTCTCCGCTAGCTTTGATCTGGAATATCCACGAGTCAATCTAGCCTCCTGTATTTTCTGTCCTAATTGTACGCATCTTTTCATTTGGGCTTCTTTCTTCATGGTCTTACTCCTCTAATTGAATTATGATTTTACCGTTTTTAATTACTTCCCCAAAGTCTGGATTAGGAAAGCGAAAGTTCTTATCGTTTACTCCCCATGCATCAGCAATGCCATCAAGAGCTCCTTTTATTCCAGCCATGCAATTATCTAAATCCCTGGATCTTTTACATGGTGGATGAAATATTATATTAAGCTCATACAGTTCTTGTTTGGGTGGTGTGCCTACTTCTTTAGCCAAATAGAAAGCATCGCTCCTCTGCTTCTTCTTTGCTTTAGCTATGGGCCTCCAGTGCGACCTGCTATTGGGATTTAGAACTTTATTAAACCAATCCAGCTCAAGTTTCATTTCTTTACATCCTTAGTCGTATCAAGAGCGTCGTTAAACTCTTTGTAGGTAGGCCATATATCCTTACCTTTGAAACCATATTTATTATCTAACCAAATAAAGCCATCTCTTAGCAGCCAACCTATAGATATCCACATTGCTGGTATTATGTACTCCATTTAACTATCCTCTCTTTCTAGGAATTGATTTAGTATTTCTACAAAAAACAACTCTCGCATAGCATAATCATCAGTAGGCATCCTCCCCCCTATACGTGGATACCCTTTGTAAAACTCTAGCAATGTCTGTTTCTCGGGTTTCTTTTCTTCTACTATGCGATAAGCTACAATCATACTATCGTTATCCGCTACACCCCACCACAAATCCTTTGCACTAGCCGAGTAGTCAGTATCAGGAGAGTTCTCATACTTACGATGAATCTGAACTATTACACCGTCCTTAATAGGCTGCTCACCACCTTCCCATTTTATCCAGCCATCCTCTTTGTCTACGGCTTCTGGCTTGTCAAGTGAAGCTATCAGGGCTTTGTATTCCTTAGACTCTAATATATTTTGCATGGCCAAAAGAGAATGCCCGCAATATCTAGCAATAGCCGTGTCAGGAGAATTAAAGTCCTCATTTGTTTGGAAGTTTGCTTTCATCACTTCCATAAACTCTTTAAAGTCGCTTATCAGTTGTCTCATTTACTTATCTCCTAGTTTGAGTGCGTTTTCTAAAAGTATTTCGATTTCCTTAAAATCACTGGCTGCAACAATACTCTTTCCATCTTGGTTTAAATATGCCTCGGTTGCCATAATTCTACCCCGCTCCAAAGCCTCTCTGTATTGCTGTAGGTTGTTAAGGCTCGTTACTAGAAACTCTGCCTCTTTTTGAGTCCCAACATGTATTGATGCCTGGAAACTTTTATCATTCTCATTGCGAACCGCCCATTTGCTGTAATAAGATTCATCGCAAAAACATTCCCATTTACTATGCTCTGACATTACGCCTCCTGATACCAGTCTACAGGGTCAACAACACCCCGTGTTACTTGCACAATCTTAGCAGCAAGCTTACCGCTTGGTATTCTCGTGCCGTCTAAGATACGTGAAATGTGAGGTGGCTCTACATCTACCGCCTCGGCAAATGATGCCTGAGTAAACCTCGGCTTATCCTTAAAGTATTGTTGTAGTTTTTGTCTTCCTAGTGTCATATTTACCTCTTTAATTATTAAGCGAGCCAGAGCCAGAGCCATAGCCAGAGCCATAGCCAGAGCCATAGCCAGAGCCAGAGCCATAGCCAGAGCCAGAGCCAGAGCCATAGCCAGAGCCATAGCCAGAGCCATAGCCATAGCCATAGCCATAGCCATAGCCAGAGCCAGAGCCAGAGCCATCGCCATCGCCAGAGCCATCGCCATCGCCAGAGCTGCAATTGTGGTTATGATGCCTATTCCGCATCTTCGATAAATTCATCATATGTACCTCTTGCCTTTTCTGTTGTTAGTATATACTCAATGGCGTTAGTTAAATAAACTTCACCAGTTTTATTAAGTCTACCACCTTTAATTCCGCTGTTTGCTACGGCTGACAAAGATAATCCTCCTGATTCCCATTTCCACAATCTTAAAGAATCTTCAAGCTTTACTTCCATACTATTATCAGGATTAATATAAACTACTTTCCCAATATGTACCCCAGCCGAGTAAGTACGTATTAGGCATTGCCTGTTAAGCATAGGGTGGGTTGCTGGTGTGGCCGCATTATTAGAAAAAAGATTCTGCAATTGCTTAACCTCTCTTAGTGTTAAATCGTCTATATTCATAATAAATCCTTTAAGTTATATTTAATTAAACGGTGGTGGCAGGATTAGAACCTACACCACCTACACACATTATAAACACACATTATATATAGTGTCAATTGTTATTATTTCCTATATGGTAATTATTTTAAATAAAGTGGTTGACACTGTGTTTCCTGTGTGGTAATATAGAGATATCGCCATTAGGCAAAACTTAGAAGGGTATTATTATGTATATAAATATTTGGCACGATTTAAGAAATAATGAAGATGTATTGTTTGAGCAAGCTGTGAGTAAAACTGTAAAAGAGGCGTTTGCTCAATATAGAGAGGAGGATTGCATATCGGTGGTTTATTGCCACACTCTAAAGATTGATGGCGACACTGTAGAGAAGCTTTACCTTGGTGAGTGTGACGAAGACGAAGACGAAGGCCCTGTTTTTGAATATGAAAAGCTTACAGGCCATGAAATGGGCGTGTGCTCTGGGAGGGCGTAGTTATGGAACTAGTAGATTTAACACGAGTACGATGCAAACATTTCCTTCGCAATTCTATCAATCAGGGTAGCTTGGGTGTGGATCTGCAAACGTCAATGATGGAGCTTTTACAGGCTATGGAGAAGTCAGATCATGTCAAAAAGCGCATCCAAAAAAGAATTGCGGCGCAAAATATAGCAGCAAGTAATACAACATTACGGAGATTAAACTAATGACAGAAGAGATAAGAAAGAACGCAGAGGCTTTGATTGAAGCTTTGGAGGAAAAAAAGTTTACATACCAAGTTCCACACGCCACAATTAGTGAAGGCAACCCGCTAGTAATAAATGCGGCAGATATTCCAGCAGCTCAAGCCCTTAAAGCCTCCCTTAGACCAAGTAGGGAAGAGATAGCTGATAGACTAGAAAAAACATTCATGGCTTACAGCCCGAAAGACCAAGAAAATGCAGATAAGTTTGTAGAAACCATTAATTACGCAATTGAGGAGCTACGCAAATGACTAGAATGGAAAACCCTAAATTAACAAAACTTTATGCAGAAAGTGAGCGGTTAAGAAAAGAAAGTAAGAAGATAGCAATAAAGATTACTTTACTTACAAAGACACGAAACCGTGATAAAACTACTTTTGCTCAAAGTCTGCTAAGCAAAGCAATATCTAAACAGGGCAAGATATCAACTGATTTAAAAAAGGTTACTGAAGAATTAAACAAATGGATGGAGGATATGTGATGATAGATTTTATAAAGAATGGGTTTCAATTAGGTGAGTTTGTAGCTGGTATTGTTATTCTAGGCACATGGTTTACTACGATGGGTTTTCTACTTGCAGTGTTGGGGGCGTAATGGAGAAGTTTTACACAGATCCGCTTGCAGCGGCAATAATGACAAAGGAATTCGGAGTTGAGTTTGCTAATTCTATACGTGATATTCATGAGGATTGCCAAAGAAACCTAGAAATGATGTGGGGTAAAACCATTATATCTGGATCACTGGAATTACAGCGAGGTCAAATATATAAAAAGTACTACATCCACCCCGATAGTTTACCAATCTTTGAGCCACAGGTGGGGGATTTTGTATCAACTAACTGTGATAGAATCTTAAAGATAGACGAATATAAATCGGCTGACTGGTATAATGAAAATTTTGGAATAAAAGAAGCTCTAGCGGCGGGTAAAATAAAAGAACCTATGCGTGATGAGTATATATTAATAACTGAGCCTTTATCCCGAATAGCTCTGCATCGAGAAAGTATTGATAAAATTATTCAACGACAAGGGAAGCCCTTTTTTACACCACAGGAGGAGTAATGGATAGAACCCAAGACGATGAACAAGCAGAACTCGAACATTTTTATCAGGAGGAAGAATACAATGACGAAATTAAAAGCAGTACAACCAAAAGAAGCAGCGCCAAGTAAACCTAAGGTGTTAATATATGGCAAGCCCGGTGTTGGGAAAACGTGGGCTAGTTTAGACTTTCCCAGTGTCTATTATATTGATTCAGAAGGTGGGGCTGACATGAGCCACTACACCACCAAACTAGAGCAATCAGGCGGTGTATATCTTGGCATTGAGCAAGGGAGTTTAGATTTCTCTACAGTACTTTCACAAGTGCAAGCTTTGGCAACGGAGAAACATCCGTACAAAACGCTAGTTATTGATTCTATTACAAAGATATTCACCAACGAAATTACCAAGGAGTCAGAAAGATTAGAACGTCTTGGCAAGAAAAATGAGTTTGGTGTTGATAAGAAACCCGCCGTTGCTTTGATTAAACGTCTTGTTTCATGGTTGCAGCGTATTGATATGAACGTTGTTATGATTGCCCATGAGAAGGCTTTATGGTTCAAGGGTGAGCAAATAGGAGAGACATTTGACGCATGGGATAAGCTCGAATACGAACTACATTTATGCTTGCAGATTATCAAGAATGGAAGCAGCCGTATTGCTAAAGTTAAAAAATCAAGATTGCTTGGCTTTGAGGACGCTTCTGCGTTTCCATGGTCATATCAGGAATTTGCGAACAGATATGGCAAGGATATAATCGAAGGCAATGTATCACAACTTATACTAGCTACTGATGAGCAGGTAAAAGAATTAACGAGATTACTGGATACTTTGAAGCTTCCAGAAGGTCAGGTTACAAAGTGGCTAACCGCAGGAAATGCACAGGCCGTTGAAGAACTTGATACTGAAAAAGCCGATAAACTTATTAACTACATTAGAACTAAATTTATAAAAGGAGAAGAGTAAATGGAATTTGTACCAAAAACTAGAGAGCAAGCGGAAGAGGAAAGTAAATTTCCTGTGTGGAATGCTGGGATATATGACTTTGAGGTTAAACAGGCCGTAGCGCAGGAGAGTAAAGCTAAAAACCCAATGATTAAGGTTACTTTGAGCGTGTTTAATGACGAAGGTAAGACGCAAGTTGTGTTTGATTATCTAATGGCCGCGTTTCCGCTGAAACTTATTGATGCTTGTGATTGTATGGGGCTTTCCACTGAATATCAAAATGGATGCCTAGAGCCTTATCACCTTGAGGGCAAGACTGGAAAGCTAAGGCTTAATATAAAACCTAAATCCACGGATAAGGAATCTGGCAAAGAGTATCCTGAGCGTAATGAAGTTAACGGTTATGTCGTTGGTGAGCTCTCTAGCCGCCCATCTAGCACGGAAGGTCATCCTGCATTTGATGATGTTCCTATAGATGATGACATCCCCTACTAATAAGATTCCTCGGCATGAAGTAAAACTGCCTACACTTAATTAATAATATAGAGGAATAAACAATGCCCCTACGCAAAATAGAACTAAAGAAATGCTTAGACGAATATATAGATGACATTGTGGAGTATCTAGAAGATGATTCTGAATTTGATGACGTGGAGGATTTGGAGGCATACGTGGAAAAGCATATACACCAAGTAGACGGCTGTGTATTTCCTGAGTTAGAAATTGATCTACCTTCACCTTTAGACCTTGCAGATAAAGATGCCTAAGAACCTAACAGCAGCAGATAAACGATTATGTTGATAAAGAAGTCAAAACCTATCCGCAGCAAAGACCACCGGACATTCATAAAGTCAATGGAGTGTACTATTGTCAATGAGGAGGGTGTGCATTGCAATGGCTTACCTCGTGACGCCCACCATTTAATGAAGATAGGTAATAGAGGGATAGGCAGGAAAGAGGATGACAACTGGATTGTTACTTTATGTAGGTCACATCATCGCGAAGTTACTGACTATGGTGACGAAGAAGACTTTTGGGTTAAGTACGGTTTTTCGTATCGGGAGATAAAAGACTTAGCAATTGAACACGCTAGGAACTCGCCTTGTGAGATTATATTTGATTCTGTTGGTGATATGGAAAATGTTTAACTTCTACCTAAGAATACTTAAAGGAGAAATCTTATGAGGATTTGTATTGAAAATGACTGCGATAATATACATCTTGCTAAAGGGTATTGCAGAAAGCATTATAATAAGCGCACGAGACATGGTTTTTATAATTCGTACGGATATTATATTCACCGTGGCATCCTCCGGCGGTGTTACAACAAGGATGAGAAGTCCTACAAGAATTATGGAGGAAGGGGCATAAGGGTCTGCGAAAGATGGCACGATGTCCATAAGTTTATAGAGGATATGGGTGTGCGTCCCGACGGAACATCACTTGATAGAATAGATAATAACGGTAATTACGAACCCTCTAATTGCCGCTGGGCAACGCAAGAAGAACAGTGCCAAAACGCAAGAAAAAATATTTTTACTCCAGAGCTGGTTCGTGAAATCAGGACACTTTATAAAGAGAAAAAGTTCCGTAGTTTTGAGCTTGCTAAAATGTATAACATTAGACCTAGCTCTATGCATACGATGTTACGGAATAAGACGTGGAAGAATATTATTATATAGAGAGGATGATACTAAAATGGTTAAAAAGATTGAAGAAGATTTTATGAAGTTTATGGAAGATAATTATAATGTTAATTTTATAGATAGTGGGGAGAAGCCAAAAGCTAAACCCAAGGAGTCATTACCCCCTGAATGGCGAGGAATGTTTATGGGATACAAGCGGGATGCTATGTATTATGAGAAGTGCTTGAGGGATTTGAGACTCCACTATGGGGGTGCGGCTATCTTGGAGGATTTACGCCATGTTCTGCAACAGACATATGAGCTAGACGGTGTAGACTTAGATAAACCTAATTACGGGATGTTTTAATGAACTTTATACTTAAGAGCGGCAATGTACGCTCTAATGCAATACAGCATATTATGAACTTAGACCTATCACAAACGTACGAAGTTAGCGTACAGTTGTTTAAGGATAGCCGGAGTAAGGCTCAAAATGCTTATTGGTTCGTGGGTTTAGATAAGTATGCCAAGCCAATATTCAATGAACATGGCGACAATTGGACTGCATGGAAGATCCACGAATTTGTAATGAAAGAGTGCGGATATACAGAAGTATTAATTACTCCTAATGGTGAGCCTCATGAATCACGTATGCACAGTAGTCAAATGGGTAAAAAGAAGTTTAATGAAATGATAGAAAAAGGACACGCTTATTTACTAACTGAACATGGTATTGATATACCGCTGCCAACAATTAACTCCTTGCAATATCCACATAAGTAAGTTAGACTTTGTGCGATATAATATATAAGGTGCTGATATGGCTTACGATGAATATATAGGAAAAAGTATAAAGAATTTAAAGATATTATCAATAATTTATAGTCGTTACAAGAAAACCAGTATGTATACAGCGCACTGCATATGTAAGTGTGGAAATAAAAAAGATATAAATATTAGTAGTATCTTATCAGGAAGAACTACCTCTTGTGGGTGCTATTCCAAGCAACGTTCGCGGGAAAACACAACGCACGGCATGTCTAGATCAAAAGAATACAAGGCGTTTAATAACATGACACAAAGGTGCGACAACAGTAACAATAAAAATTACCATAAGTATGGTGGCAGAGGTATAAAATGCGAATGGGGAAGTTTTGAAGAATTTTATAATGATATGGGGAATTGCCCCGATGGTAAAAGCTCTATAGACAGGCTTAATAACGACAGAAACTATTGCAAAGACAATTGCACATGGTCAGACAACTTGCAGCAAATGAGAAACACATGGAGGAGTTGTTATTGGGTAATAGACGGAGTGAGATATAGCAGTAGAAGAGATGCCGCTGAAAAACTAGGTATACCGGGAACGAGAGTAGTTCAATTAGCAAAGAAAATACCAAAATATAATAACACAACACTAACAGAGGAGTAAAACTATGCCCAGTAACTGTAATCAATGTGGAACCAGAGGTTCCGTGCGAGAGCATCAGGGTATAATGGATACTTTTGAGCGTTATGAAGTTGGCACATGGCAATGTGTTAATTGTGGGATAGTTTTTGAAAGAGGGGTCGGAAAGAGTTTTAAGCCAATTGGTCAGGAAAATATCATTATGCGCCCATATGAAATGAAAGAGATGCGCAAAGAGAGAGCGGATCAAAACTTAAACAAGAAGTAAAACTATGCGTGATGCTATAGAATATGTTATTTCCTGTAAGTAGGTCTTGATGTAGGTTTATCTGTCTTCTTCTTTTTTAGATTAGGACATGGGTCATCAGTATGTCTAGTAAGCTCTCTTATTTTTTTATCTTGGCACGCATGTATCAAGTAGGCTAGATCTTCATTGCCTAGCATTAACTGTATTTTTGCATCCTCTCTGATATTACACGGCTTGCTTTGAGTCGTACCACCTAATGAGAAACCAAAGAACTGTCCCTGCCCTCCTGCACTAACTGCACCCATGCAATCACTGGTGGGAATTGCTACAGGTGAATATGCCGTTCTAACAGAAGATTTAGCTGCCTTGTTGATGCTGATTATATCAATATCATTTGAACTGGATGCGTCTTGTCGTTGCTTAGCACTGCTTTTTGAACGTGGGCTGTTGTAGTCACCCGCCACTGCTGAGGTTGATATGATTATTATCGCTGTTGCTATTAGTGCTATTATTCTAGTCATCTTAAACTCCATATCTTATTCTTGTGTTTAAACTTATACCAGCGAACATATAGCCAGCACGAAACTTGGACATACCTTCTTCCAAGCATACCTTATAATATAAATCATCAAACTGATTTATCTCTCTATCGGTCAATAACCCTCTAGCCCGTAGAATACAACCTATATCATGGAGCAATGATGCCAGCATTGCATTCTTTGTATCAAGGCCACCAGTTGGGCCATCCCAACAGAAACCCTTTAATACTTCTATTATTCCATTATTATGGAATATAAAGAAGTTTGATGTTATTGTCTCCTTGGGCTTTATTTCCGTTTTGTAAGAGAAGTCTTTTAACACTCTCCAATCACGCCCATCTAAATCTTCATGTTCCATATCAATAACTCCAAATCGCTTTCGGGAAGCCGTACTTATGACCCAAATCTATATGTATATATCTGGATTCACCCGCCTTTTGTTTAATTCCAATACGTCGTATGCCTCTATTCAAACAGATGCTTAGCAGGTCTAAAGTGTTTTCACCTTCTACAGCTACATCACAGGCCAAACCTAATGTATGAGTGCCACCACGTGCCTTCCTAATCTCTAATGGGTGTGTCTTGTCCCTATATCCTGAGTTGATATTCATTACCCTGCCGTATTCTGTACGTATTCTTTGCAGTAACTCCAAGAACTCAGGACGCATATCATTCTTGCCCGTTACAGAACAATCGAACTCAGAGGCATTAAAGTTTGGATATCTTGACCAGTCAACTAACATTACTGAGACCCCGTCTTTTCTAAACTCCTTATTCGTTCGGAATTTAACCCTATTTGCGTCTTCACCTCAGATAGGATATTTACAACCCTATCCCTACGCGACTCCTGTAACGATCTTATGTCCCTTATCTCGCCCTGCATTATTGTTACAACTTCTTTCAATTCTAACTTGACGCTCCTTATCTCATGCAAAATACTATTGACACTAAATGCAATTAACGAGGCTATAATCAATACCAAAACCCCGAAGATTTTCTCTTGTAGCCAGTTTCTCTCATTGTTTCCATCACTCGTTGTCATAATTAAATCTTCCGCCTCCTGTCTTGCTCGTTTTATAATCCTGTGTGCTGTTTTATTGACTGCATTAGGTCTGGGTAGGTAGTCAATATCTTACCTAGATTGTGTGCATCGTCATCGCTTAAGGCCCCGGACGCCCTAATATCGAATGTAGAGTTTTTATAGATCTCATTCACGCTTGCTATTGTCTCCAAAATACTCGGTAAAGTTTGATTACCTGCAATCGGAACGATTTTATCGTTCGCGGCGTGGAAATGATACACTGAACCGCTATAGTCAAATTCTTGTGTAGCAACATAACAACCAGATATCGCAGACATACTAACAAAATTAAACTCGTCTAAATATGCAGCTAGTTTATAGCACATGCTAGCACCGCCGCTATGGCCGAATAAATGGACGTTAGCAAGGTCGGCAGCAGGATAATTGTCTCGTAGCTCTATTAGTAAACTATGAATATAAGCTACATCATCTGATTTAGCGCCAGACTTCCATATCTTGCTCACGTCCGCACTAACATACAAAATGTATGAATTGATAAAAACGCCTTCCAGATTAGCATCTGCTTGAAAACTAGAAGGTGCGCCATAATTGCCGTGCAGCGCAACAACTACAGAACCATCCGGTGTAGATGGCTCAACTAAAATGTTTGTTCTTCCGTTATAAATCATAATTAATCTCCTATATATAAGCTCTGTTATGCCGCGCACTATACTGGTCTATTATAGCCTTGGCTTGAGTGTCGTCGATATATTCATTAAATACTGAGCAGCCATAAATCCTGGTCGTGTTTGGAACCTGTAAAGTACCCCCAGAGTAGCCAGCAAGAGTTGGAACTCCACTTGCAGCCGCCGTTGTGGTGTTGAATGTATGAGCCACCTCTTCTGATGTAGCACTTTCAACCCAGAGCCTTGTGGTATTCCCCGAATGACTATGACTGACACCTATAACAATGTCTGAACCGTTTGTCATAGTGGCTGTGCTTACTGCATTTACTGCCGCCGTGCCTCCGCGTTGTGTACAACGTAATATGTCATTGGCAGTAACGGCAAACATAATAATGCCTATATTCGTACCGCCAGCAAGCCTATTAGTAAATAATATCTGATTTGCGCCAGTTACATAGCGAAAGGTCAAAAATATAGCGAAATCAGAACCGCCAGTAGTTTTATGTATGCCGTCAAAAAATGTAGTTATAGTTCCTTGGTATCTAAAGAGATCACCGCCATCACAAAGCATATAAGCCGCCGCATCGCCCGCAGTACCAGTAAAGGTAGGTTCGTCGCCGTCAGTTGTGCCAGCAGCTCCTAAGAAAAAATCATTAGCAGCTTGTGTTGAGCTATCAGCGGGGGTGGACTCTATATTATCAAAATTCTCACCGCTTCCGGGAATAGTATCGTAAATAGTAGCGTCTACATCAAGCACACAACTACTGATGATATCTCCCATTGGTACTTTTTCTGGATGTAATAATAACATTATGGCAACCTAAATAGCATGGTTACATGCAATCCCTTCGGTGGGGTGGTTGAGACAGAATCTATATCAAAGCGTAATAAATCAAAAGTAGCAACATCATCATTATCACCATCAATAACAGGTGGTGTAGCGGCTGTGTCTGAGCCTGTCTCACCAGAATCTATCGTGATTACCGTCGATAACATATCAACCGCTTGTGTGACGTTATGAATCTGAATATCGGTCGTATTTGTAGTTCCAGCCGTTATAACCCTCGCATGAACCTCAACCAAATTCATTCCCCCTAAAGAACTGGGGACAACAAACTCACGCTTTGCGTTGCCAGTGGTAAGACTAAGTGTGCTAGCCAAAGCCCATTGCACTTCTTTTGTGCCAGCATACGATCCAGCCAAAGCATCTGGGGTTATTGTCCGTGCTGCGTCTGTTCCTGTATTTACTTCGGATGCTATTGCTAACTCTGATATACCAGCCTG